AAAAAGTATCTTCCAGTGACGACCATTCATAAAAAGACTCCTAATATTTGTATCTCTAATCCAAGAATTATCATATAAACAATCATCTAATATTAAAAATGCGTTCGGATTTATACTAGAATTACCTGGACCAAAAGAGCGTTCTTCTTGTTTTATTTTATCAATAACTAATTTTTGTCTTTTTAATGTATTGGATACTATTTCTGGTGTATATGCATCGTGAATAAAAAGACTTGGAACTATATCTCCATAGAATGTATTTGCTGCTTCTGTTCCACTTATTACTGTTCCAATAGGTACTGCTCTATGATGCCATAAAAGGTCTTTTACTAAAAATGATTTACCAGTTTCACGTTTTCCTATAAAAATACACACTTTATCTGGTGTAATGCTTCTAATATCAAATTTTCTTAAATTTAAATTCATTTATTAATTCTATAATTAACTTTACAAATTATTTTAAAGATTTAGGCGAGAGATATTAAGACATTTAAAGATAAATATAAATTAATTAATACACAATTAAATATGAAGCCTAGAGTTATAAAAGTTTCTAAAGAAAAGACCGATAGTCTTCAGGATACACTAAAAGAAAATTTAGGATTAGAAAATTTCCAATTATATTTTCCAGCACTCTCATTATGGTTTAATTACTATAATAATGATAGTTTTCAAAAATTTACATTAAATAGTAAGTATTTACTAGAATCATTAAGTGATAATTTGGAAGATGAATTTAAAGATACCTATATAAAACATATGTTTAAGGGTGTTGTTTTTAATCAAAATACTCTTGAAAAGTGCGAACGTGAGGTATTTGTAAAAATGAACCCTATACTTGATGTAATTAGTTATATTAAAAATGACTATAATCTAGAAATTAGTGAAACTCCCAATATATTTAATTTTACTACAAATAATAAAATAAATAGTTATCATAATTCTGCATATATTGATAATTTCTTCACTTACATAGGAAGTAAATATAATGAATTAAATTTATGTCCTACATTTCCTGAATATTATGGAGGATTTATTGGAGTTACAGATAAATATGAATATGATTTATCAGAAGAATATGAAATGATTAAAGACCTGAATTGGTTCAAACAAAATTTAGATAGAATGTTTAAAATTAGAGTTGAAGAATTAGAAATTCCACTTGATGAAAAAATAGTATTTTCAGGGAATAAATGTAATTACGAAGACGAAGAAGAAGACGAAGAAACCGAAGAAACCGAAGAAACCGAAGAAACCGAAGACGAAGAATATGTTGAATCACTGAACGAGTTAATAGATGAATCTGAATGGGTAACTGACTCTGAAGGAGAAGATAATAGTCAAAATGATTCCGTTAGTAGTTTTGAAATAGATAGCACAGTTAATCAGGTTCATTATTGTAAATTTAAAAGATTTCCAGTTCAATTGGTAGCAATGGAAAAAATGGAATATACACTTGAAAATTTAGTTGAAGATTTAGAATATGAGATAACAGAGGAAGAATGGTTGGGAATATTTTTCCAATTATGTTTTGGATTGAGTGTTGCTTTCAAAAGAAATAAATTTGTGCATAATGATCTTCATTGTAGTAATATTATGTTTGTAAAGACCGCTAGAGAATATTTATACTTTAAATTTAAATCAAAAGTATTTAGAATACCTACTTTTGGAAGAATAACAAAAATAATTGATTTTGGAAGAGCTACATTCACTGTAGATAATAAACTTTTCTTTAGCGATGTATTTCGGAAAAATGGAGATGCAGAGGGTCAATATTCATTTCCATACAATAATAATTTAAAGAATTGTAAAATAAAACCTAATCCTAGTTTTGATTTATGTAGATTAACTAAAACAATAATAGATTACTTTGATAAAGGAAGCGATTTATATAAACTTTTAGAACTTTGGTGTAGTGATAAATATGGAAATAGTCTTTTAGAACATGATGATGATTTTGATTTATATCGTGTTATTGCTAAGAATGTAAGATCTGCTGTGCCAGTTAAACAATTAGATAAAAAGGTTTTTAAAAGATTTATAATAGATGAAAGTGAATTACCAGAAGATGAAATACTATATAAATTCTAATTAAATCAGAATCTTGGGTCGGAAATATTGACATTATTTAAATCTAAATCAGTCATGGATTCCATTATACCATTTCCTCCTTGATTGTTATTACCTCTATACATCTGTACTTGTGGATTGGATTGATTAAAAGTACCACCGCCTCCACTCATTTTTTTTGGAATTGGAAGACTAAAATTCTTTGTTTTAAAGAACAATATTCCTAGAGTTATACTAAAAACTGCTAAAAATATTTTAATATAAGAAAGGAAATTAATGGGTTCTTTATTAGTGGTCATATTTCTTTTTCTATCAATAAATATGAAAATAACAACTGCTAATGCGGCTAATGCTGAAAGTATATAATTGTTTTCAAAATAATTCATAATAATTTTTTTATAGAAAATAAAAAGGAAATACAAACACATACTAATTTAATTTCTTAATCAAGTTCTAAATTTTCATTTTCCACTGAATCATTAAAGAAGTTAAATGCATTTTTTTTCTCTTTTAATTTTTGCTTTTTTTCCAAATCTTCTTCATTTAATGAATTTTTAGTATCTAAAAGTATAGTTTTAACTTCTTCTTTAGGAATATTTACTTTGTTTTCACTAGCATAGGGTTCTTCTATGGGACCTAAATCAATTGTTTTTACGTCTAAGTCTAAGTCTAAGTCTAATTCATTGTCTGAAACATCAAATTCTATTTTTGGTTCTTCTACTTCATCCTTTTTCTCATCGACATTTAAACTGAGGTTTTCTGCAAATGTGACTTCCTTACTAGCATTATCATTTATTAATACTTCATTTTTACTAGTATCTAATTCAAAATCAGAATCATTTACTTGTTGTTTGGCTGTATTTTCAATTTCTGTTCTAACTAAATCTCTAATATTCATATTTAAATCGGAAACTTTTGGCTCAGGTTCTACTACTTCAGGTTCTAATTTAGAAACTCCAGGTTCTACTACTCCAGGTTCTACTACTCCATGTTCTTCTACTCCAGGTTCTTCTACTCCAGGTTCTACTACTTCAAGTTCTACTTCAGGTTCTAATTTAGAAACTCCAGGTTCTACTACTCCAGGTTCTAATTTAGAAACTCCAGGTTCTACTACTTCAGGTTCTACTTCACCAAGAGAATTAGTGTAGTCATTTGCTAAATATTCCTGTAAAATATGTTTTACAGGGAGTTGTTTTCTGATAGTATTTTCAATGCTTTTTTCTATTAATAATTCAGCTTCATTTCTATTTTTTTGATATTCATATCGTGAAATGGTATCATCTAAAAGATATGGATTTTTATAGAATATGCGTGCAATGTCAATATAACATTGATGAATAAAATGATCAACTTTAGGAATTTTTAAATTTATCTGTCTCTTATTTTTTGAAAAATTAATGCTTGATAAAATTCTAGTATGACTAACAAATACAGCAGTGATAAGTTCTTCTAACCAATCACACTTTGATTCAATTAAAATATTTTCACATTCAGACAAGATTACTTCCTGATTCCATTTAGGAACTTCTTCTAATTTTTTTTGAAATTCTGTAAGAAGATATCCTAATTCAGATCTTCTTACACAATCTTCTTTACACTCACTATAAATTTTTTTAATACCTTGGTATATATTACCTTTAAGGACACTTACCAATTGTTTTGTGTATTCACTTTTTGCATCAACAATAACTGCTAAATTGCCATCTTCCATTGTTTTTGATTTCTAGGTAGAAAATATATTTTTTCTAAAAACGCATTATAAAAAAAATTAAGAATAGGCATAACTTGACAAAGAGTGAGTGTATGGATTATCTTTATACGCATTTAAAATATCTGTATTGATTAATTCTTCTTGAACGTCATTAGATAATCCTACTCTCATGTTTGTAAATAGTTTTCCGTCCTTTGATGGTATTTTTCCATAAACTAAGTCTTTCTCTACACGTTCAGCATTAACTTCACTCATTTGTAATTTTTGTAAAACATTCATTACCTCACGTCCATTCCATATTTTAACATTTGAACCCATTGGTTTTCTACCTTTTGAAATACTCTGTTTATTAAGATTTAATCTTGAGTTGCGTTCAGCATGGGTAGTTCTACTTAAATTAACAGCATTCTTTGCATTTCCTGAATATTCATAATCAGATAAATATTGTTTTTGTGTAGCAGGAGCATCTGCTGGGTCAATTATATAACCAGCATCTTTTGTATATTTAACATTACTGCTATGTATATTATCTTCAGTAGTTTCTTTAATAGTTTTCTTAAGTTTATCTTGATTTTGAACTGTCTGTTTATTTGGAGTATTAGCATTAACAGCATTTGCATTATAATCTACTTCTGCTAAGGTATTTCTAATAGTAATTTTTGGTTTAGTATCATAATCATAAATTCTAATTTTAGGTTTATCAATTTTAACATTACCCATATGTCCATTATCTTCAGTTGTTTCCTTAATTGTTGTTTTAGCTACATCATTGGGATCATATACTGCTAATTTATCAGGTCCTTTAATATTACCTTCATGATTATTATGAATTAATGTTTCTTTTATAGTAGTTTTTGCTACATCATTAGTATCATAAACAGTCTGTTTTTTAGGAATTTGTGCATTCATATTACCTTCTGGTCTTGAATTACCAATTACATTTTCCTTTTTAGTTACTTTCATTAAATCTAAAAGTGGAGCAGATAATGATTTAACAGCACTGGCGACATTGCTACTATGACGTGTTTCAGTAGTAGTATCTCTTTCGTTGGGTCCTGCTACAAAACTAGCTTTCCCATAGTCTGCTTGTTCGCCATCAGTTCTCCATTTATGATTAATTTTCACATTATGGAGTCCATAATTTTCATATGTATTTCTTTTAGATTCTTGCGTAATTTCAATCTGTTTTGGTTTTACTACAGTTCCAATGGCATGACCATATTCCTGTCTAGAGTTATGTTTTCCTTTATCTTCTGAAACGAAATTTTCACGAGCAGCATACTTTATCATTTGTCCAGTAGTTTTTAAAAGATTAGCAAGAGTTTGATGCCAAGCTTTCTCGGGTCTATTTCTATGAACCTGAGAAGTTGCTGTTCTTTTAGATATTTTACTACCGGCTTTTACTGGTGTAGTATAAGTAATTTGTTGTCTTACATTTAATTCATCAATAGTCTTAAAATTGCTTCTAGCTATTTCGTTCGTTTCAAATTGATGAAATCCACCTTTACCATTAACACCACATTTAGCATCATTAAGACCAGGCGCAACGCGAACTTCTTTAAATGGTCTTTCATTGGTTTTAAAATTACTTTTATTATATCTTGATTTTAAAGCATCAGTAACATTTGGAGAACCATTAACAAAAGCTAAATCTTTAGTTGGTTTAAATTTAGGTTTTGTTTCTTTTTTATGAAATTGTGTATCTGCATCTACACCTGTAAAACAAGCTAATTTTAATTGACTAGCAGTTTCACTAGTATTCTGTTTTATTTTACCACCAAAAAAAGGTAGAATTTTCTTTCCAGTATCATCTGATAAAAAGTTTTCAACTTTCACCTTTTTACCTGTTAATGGACTTTCTACAAATCCTTCTGATTCACTATCACTATCACTATCAGCCTGCTTTATTGAATTTGATACTATATTACTTATTGGGATAGTATCCTTTCCAGATTCATATAATTTTTTTGTAGAATCGTCTAAAAATTGTGTAAAGTTTCTAGGAACATTTTTCGAATTTTTTAAACTTGTATCAACTTTTTTTTTTTCCTCCATTTTTTTTGGTTTTTCTTTACGAATTTCATTACTTTTATTTTCTTTAGAATTCTTATTGATATAGCTTCCTATACCGAATAATGCTATGGCCAAGTATAACTCTAACATTATGACTTATATAATTTATATTATATTTTAATTTAGGTAAATATACTTAAAAACGAGCATTGATTATTTATTTAGATATGACTTCATACGAAGAAATTATTAATTTCAAGAAAACACATGAAACTAAACCTCATGAAATTCTTGACGAAATTTTTAAAAAGTTGGAAAAATCTATCTTTGATGCCAGTAAATTACAGGAACAAAAACCAGAAAAAAGTTGGAGAGCAGAGAAACCCACATTTCTTAAAAATGTATCAACTAACAAAGATGATATTTTAACAGCAGATATTAATGTATTATTAAACAAAATGTCTCCTAAAAATTTTGAAGATATTAGTAAGAGTATAATTGATATTCTAAGTAAAAATGCAGAAAACATTAAATTTTTTGAAGTAACCTTAGAAAGTGTTTTTAAAAAAGCAGTAACACAATCTATTTATTGTGGTATTTATACCCAATTTATTAAAAAACTATTTGAAAATAAATTTAATGTAGGAGACATTTTACTATCTAAATGTAATAAATTTAAATATATTTTAAAGGAAGAAGATGGTACTGAATCTAGAAGTTATAGTAAGGAAGTCACTACAGAAAATTATGCAAAGTTTTGTAAAGACCTAAAAGATAAGAGTTTTAAAAAGGGATATTCACAATTTATTGGAGAATTATATAATAAATCATTAGTATCAAAAGAAATTCTTTGCGAAAATATAGACATTTGTGTTAATAACATAACCAATTTTAGTAAAACTGATCCAAAAGGTGCAATTGTTGAGGATAATTGTCTATGTGTAGTTAATACTTTGAATACTATTGATGATACCGATTTAAAAAAGTATTATAAAGAGTCTATGAATATCCTTCAGAAAACTCCTAATCTTCCAAAAAGATTAATGTTCATGTTTATGGACTTAAAATTATAATTTTTTTTTATTATTTAACGTTAATAATAAATTACTAGTGTAATGATAAATTTAAAAGCTTTTGTGAGCAACAATTTAGATAATTTAATAAAAATAATAATACCAGAAAGAAAAGATAAAGGTTTTGGTGCATTATTTATAGTTTATAATGAAGAAACTAAAAAAATAGATTGTAGATATATTGAATTAGGCAATGAATTTTTCCAACCTGAATTAAGACTACCATTTAAAAAATTCGAAGAAGAAAATCCCAATAGTATTATATATTTTGTTTTATGTAATGAAGGTAATTGTGAAATTTTACAAATAGACCTCGATAATCGAAATAAAAATAATTAATTATAATATATAATCTAATGAGTGGAAATTCAAAAAAAAAAATAGTTATATTGGTATTATTAATATTAATTCTTGGTTTATTATATTTAAATAGCAACATAAACAAAGTTTCAGAGCATTTTTCAGGATATGCAAGATGTGAAAGA